GACACACTCGCTAGAAGGACTTACGATGAGTCTGGCGATTACGTTGTAGATAACTTCCCAATTGAATTAAGAGAATATTGGCAGAGGACTGGCAACCAAGGTCTATATCCATCTAGAGTTGATGGCACTGTAGGTCCACAAGGATTGTCTGAAGAAGATGCTGAGGCAAAACTAGTCTCTGGTATTGGGTCTGGTAAAGCGTATGTCAGAGGTTATGAAATTATTAATAAGGAAACTAAATTCCTTGAGGTTGATAAAGCAAGAGATGTTTTAGTCAAAGAAAACAATAAGATTAAAACATATGGGGTGCCATCTTTTAATATCACAAATGTTTATGGCACAATTCCTCTAAATGCAGAAGGCACACAATTATCTTCATACCCAACTGTTTATTTTTCAAGATTATCTAATGATGGTTATCTAGGATATAATGGTGATTCTAGCACTAGAAAAACTTTGGGTAGAAGAGGAGAAGCACTCAAGTCTTCTGCAAAAACAAATTTAATTCATGATTATGGCGTAAAGACTATCTACATCAAAGCAAAGTCTCCTGCAGCGGATTATAGCAGCATTCTAGGGACTAGATTGTGGTATGTATCAGACCTAGCAGAAACTCTTGCTGGCACCGCTGTTGACTATGTTGATGTCATTGGTTTTTCTCAACTCACAAGACCTGATGATTTGGGGGGAGAAATTTATATTGAATTGACTGTTTTGGGGAATAAAAGAGATTTAGAATCTAAATTCCTAGAATATGATAATGGAGATTTCATACCTCTAGCATTGGGCAATGCAGCTGGCACGGATGTAAAAAGAAGACAACTATTTACTAGGTCTCAAGGAAATCCTACTGATGATGGCGATTTCCGCGCACAAAATTATTATTTTCAGCAAAGTGGCACCCAAGTCCAAGTATCTGACTTACAGTATGAAGTTAGAGTAGAAGGTGGAATTAATAAGTATATTGCTAAAGTTACTACAGTTACGGACCATGGTGTAGTTGCTGGTAATGCAATTACTGTAGCTGGTGCTATTCCTAGCACATACAATACTACTGGTGCTACTGTTTTAGCTAATGTAACTTCAAAATATTTTGAATATGAGTTAGCTTCAGATCCTGGTCAAACTGCTTCAGGCACTATTATTCTCACGGTCCCTGTTTCTGCTAGCAATCTAATTTATCCATACGGAGAAATTCTTGATTATAGCGAGATTATTACTCCTGTGATTGGTATTTGCAAACCTAAAAACATTTCTCTTGCTGAAAGAGGATTTGGTTTTAATCAAGAAACAGATAAAATTCTTTCTAAAGGTAGAGACCTTGCTGGCAATCCAGTTTACAATTCCATCTTCAAGATGGAATATTTCAATCCAATTTTCTTTACTAAGTTAACACTAGATTCTCCAGTAACAACTGGGTTTGTTGCTGGAAATTATGTCACTGGACAAACTAGTGGTGCATATGCTGTTATCGAGGGGTCTGCAGATTCTTCATATTCATCTTTTAATACTTTACATGTCAGAATGATTTCTGGTACATTCAGAGATGGTGAGACTATTATTGATGAAGAAGGAAATGTTTTAAGAATTGCAAAAGAAAATACTGTTTCACATTTTATTGTTACCAAGAGAGGGTCTCAATATACCCAAACAACTTCCGCTGCATCAACAAAACCATTAAGTATCGATGGTAAACTATTTGATGTATCTGTTGTCAAACCAGTAATTGTTGGTGGTCAAGTAATTAATGTTGAGATTAAAGATCGCAAAGCATTGAGTGATGAATATATTTCAACTCCATCAGTTACAGTTAGTTTTGATGCTGGCACACCACCTACTTCTGCTGTTGTAAAAGCTGTATTATTCAAGAATACTGTAATGACTTACACTAATGAAAGTGTTAAGTCACTATTCTCAGAGTTTGGTGATGGTGAGATTAATAAGTTTACCGCTGATGTTGATATTTTCAATGCAAAGTATTCTTCTAGTAAAGATGTTACCGCATCAACTTTTGAAGGTATTGCTGGAAAGAAAACTTTGACATGTTTAGCATTCTCTGGAAATGCATCTGTTGACCTTATTCCAGGTGATGTTATTGAATTTATTGATTCTACTGGGACATTACGCAGAAATATTGTCGAGCAAGTCACTGCTCCAAGTGGACTAGTCAGATCTCAAATTCATTTAGATACTGCTCTAAAAGGGGACGTTGTTAATGCAACTCTTGTTAGAAAGAGAAGTAAGATTACAAGTCCAGAAAACTCTTCACTTCTATTCCCATTGGGATTTAAGTCTGCTAGCAGTTTAATTGAAGATAGCGATGATACCAAGATTAGATATTATATTCGTAGAGATTTCATTACTACATCTTCTACTTCTGGTGGTCAGATTACGTTCTCTGCCCAATTAAAATTTGGCACACAACAATTCATTGATTTCAGAGAAAGCAACTTCTTGCTTACAGTATTAGATAAAGGAAACTCTGATACTGGTTTAGAGAATGGTGATATCATGTATATCACAGGAGACCAAGTATCTGCGCTGTCTTCTGGTGGTGTTTCTATTACTCTAGATAATCTAACCTTTAGGTCTGATGCATCTTCGGCGTCAAACGTTGTCTTGAAACTAACTGCAACTATTGAAGTTACTAAGGCATCACCAAAAACCAAAACTGCAATTAGAAACAAGAGAATCGTTGTCGTATCATCTGGTGACAAAGTAATTCCTTTCAGAGGATATGACTATGATGCAAAGACCGCTGACATTATTTCATATGCAGATGCATTTGGCACCTATGGCACCGATATCAAGGTCTTTGAGGGGTCTGTATCTAATCCACCTACCCTAGATGACCAAAACAATGTAATTGAAGGTTATGATGTTACTGATAGATTCACCTTTGACGATGGTCAACGTGATACTTTCTATGATGTTGCACGTCTGGTATTAAAGCCAGGTTTTGATGCTCCTACTGGTCAAGTAGTTATTGTATTCGACTACTTCGAGCATTCTGCTGGTGATTTCTGTACAGTTGATTCGTATTTACTAACTGGCGTCCCATCTACAGATATTCCATACTTCAATTCACCTTCATTGGGTAGAGTTTATCTCGCAGACTTGGTTGACTTCCGTCCTAAAGTTGATGTAAATTCAATTATTACAGGATTCCAGAATAAGTCTCTATTGTCTAGCAACAATACTATTTCATTCAATGGGTCTGGTGGTATTCCTTCCGCTACACCTGCTCACGACGAGAATCTAGAATTTACTTTTGGATTTAATAGTAAGCAGTATCTTGATAGAATTGATGGAGTTTTCCTCAATAAGAAAGGAGACTTTATTGTTAAGAAGGGCAACTCTTCACTCAATCCATCTAAACCAGAGTCTCCTGATGATGCGATTGCTCTATACTATCTCTTCATTCCTGCATATACAGAAAATGTTAAGGATATCCGTGTAACACCTGTTGATAATCGTCGTTACACAATGCGTGACATCGGTAAGTTGGAGAAGCGTGTTGAGCGTCTAGAGTATTATACTACTCTAAGTATTCTTGAGCAGCAAACATTCAACACACAAATCAAAGATGATATCGGTCTAGACAGATTCAAGTCTGGTATCATTGTAGACAACTTCGAGAATCATGCGATTGGTAACTTGAAGTCATTTGATTATAAGTGCTCCATTGATACTCAACAGTCTGTATTGACTGCTCCTACTGTAGAAAATTCTTATAGTTTGAGAGAAATCTCCACTACTAATCAGGAAAGGTCTGTTGCTGGTTATCAAAAGACTGGTGAAGTATTGACTCTTCCATATGCAACCCAAGACTTTGTTTCTAACAAGTTTGCAACAGCAGATGGCAAGATTAATCCAAACCCATTCGTAGTTGTCCAATATGTTGGTGATGCTTCTATCTCACCATCTATTGACCACTGGTATGACAACACACAAATACCAAACATTCTGAATAATGATACTAAGGTATTCTCTGTGTTTGTCAATAAGACAGATGCTAGAGAAGGTTATGCAAGTCTCAATAATTTCTATATTACTAACTGGGTTGGCACAAATAGAGCATTCTTTAATATCAGCTCTCTGAATGATATTACAACCAATACTGAAGCAAACGTTGTAGCAGCAACAATCTCAACTTCATCAAATATTAGTCCACAGAATAATGAAGTTGGAAAGGGCATCACTACTGTAAACAATGGCAATAGCACTGTTGCTTCTTCCTTACAACTATATGCTAGGTCGAAAGCAATCAAGTTTACTTTAAGAAGACTTAAACCCAATACAAAATTCTATGCTTTCATTGATGGTAGAAGTGTATCTCGCTACATCTGTCAAGATGTTAGATTCACTGGTATTCCTGCTAACTCATTAGGTCCATTTGGTGTAAACGCTGATGGGTCAGCAATTAAGTCTGACGCTAACGGTGATGCTAGTGGTCTCTTGATTTTCCCTGCAGGCGCTGCTCCATTACAAAATGCTACTTGGCCAGGTGACATTAATAGTGTTGCATATGAGTCTGAAGGAGAAGAATTAAATTTCACTACTGGCATCAAGACAATTAGATTTACTACAAGTGATGAAGATGCTAATGATTCTAGTGTAGATAGTTTTGCTGAGTGTAAGTATTACGCTACTGGCACTTTCCCCAACCAACCATCTGCAATTATCTCAACGATTCCTGCATTCTTGAAAGGTGCTGAAGGTATTCAGTTTATTGATAACGCATCAACACAAGCAAAACCAAGTCCACTATCTCAAACATTCCGTGTTGAGAATATGGATGGTGGTTGTTTTGTCACTGGTGTTGACCTCTTCTTTGCAGAAAAGAGTGCTTCTCTACCTATCAGAGTATACTTGTCTGATACAAACTCTGGCAAACCAGGCACATACATCGTCCCAGGCACAGAAGTTGTCAAGTCTTCAGATACTTATTTAAGAATTTATCCTAGTGGTAGTCTTGATTTGTTGATTGGAGAGACAATTTCTGGTTTTAATTCTGGTGTTAAAGGCGTAGTTAAAGAAGTAGTTGACCAAAATGGCAATAAATTGCTTCCTACATTACAAAATACCGTAAGAATCAATAATGACCAAGTTTATACTTTAGTCCTTTCTAACTACACGAGTTTGGACGGGTCTCCTTTCCAGCAAAATGAAAATCTATCGATTCCATCTCTAATTGCTAGAAACACTCTTGACAATACTAGTTTGACAGTAACTATTGCTAAGGATTCTGGCAGAATTGTTTCTCTCAACATCACTGACTACGGTGAAGGGTATGATTCAGCGACACTAGTTATTCAAAGTCCACAACTTCCTGGTGGTAGTGTTGCAACAGCAAACGTATTCATCTCGAATGGTGAAGTATTTGATACCTCTATTCTTCTAGAAGGGTCTGGATATACTGATGCACCTTCTATTATTCTAAGACCCAATGGGTCCATCAGTAGAGAAGCGGTCATTGAGCCAGTACTTGAGATTGATACACCCGCAGTTAGAATGGGTGTTTCTGTTGACCCACAAGATGGACAGACTCTAGATTCGGTATCTCCGACTAGATTCACTTTCGACCATCCAATTTATCTACAAAATAACACTGATTATGCGTTAGGCATCGAAACAGATTCTACTGACTATAGAGTTTGGTCTTCTAGACTAGGTGAAACTGATATTTCAACATCGCAAGTTATCACTCAGCAACCTCTACTTGGGTCTGTATACAGGTCCCAGAATGTTGATGCATGGACAGAAGATTTGAGTCAGGATATCAAGTTTGTAATGAAGAGAGCGGTATTTGTTACAGACACCCCTGCAAACATTAGATTAACTAATGAAGAATTGGGATATGAATTGCTAGATTTTAATCCAATCCAAACAGATTCTTCATCAAACGATAGTGCAGATTCACCTCTATTCAAAAATAACAATAAAATTATCAAGGTCCACCACCAAAACTCTGGTTTTGAGGACTCTGGTAAGTCATATGTCACTTTCAGGCAATCAACTGATGTTGGTGGTATCGAAGGAGAGACAATTAACTCCACTCTATTCCAAGTTTCTAACTCAGGTTTAAATTCCTATAATATTACTTCTACTCTTGGTGCTGGCTCCAGCACATTTGGTGGTGGCAACACTGTCTTAGCATCTTACAACAGAAAGTATGAAAAACTATATCCAAGAATCGGTTATCTCTCATTCAGTGAGACGCCATTCAATGTAGGTGTCAAGACTACTAATATCATTCCACAGGATTCACCTGGAGAAAACTTTGTTTCATATTCACAAACTGACTATGAGACTACATTCTTGAATGAAGAGCATTTCTTTGACAATCAAAGAGTTATTGCTTCAACATTCAATGAGGTTAAGAATAACCTCGACGAATCTTTAGAGTATAAGTTTACTTTCTCAACGACAAAAGATAATTTGTCCCCTGTTATTGACCTAA